GTAATGGTGGCGTGTATGGGTTGTTGGTGCCAAATGGGATATCGCATTCGCCTTGACCAATAACCGGGAACGGGAATTGGAAATTGGCTTCAATCTTCCACCCGGCCACCTTGTCGTCCCTTGCCTCAACAAAACGTATCATCGGGATTCCTCCGGTAATCAAGTAATCAAAATTGAAATTGTCCCGGAAAAACAAAACCACGTCTTTGGCTATAAGGAGCATCCTATCCAAAACCTCATCCTCAATGGACTGCCACCTATACGTGCTTGAAAGCGTTTCGCCCGTCAATATGTTTTCAACGTGGTAAATCTCCTCCACCCTACTCATAACATATATGTCAACCCGAAAATCAAAAGCTGACTCGTTTATTGTTGAGGATATTGAGTCGGCAAAAAGTAACGGGTACCATATTTGCTCCCTATTTGGATGAGTTAGGTTTATGACGTTTTCCAAACCTATCGCCAACGGGTCGCCCGTCCCAAACGAGTGAATCATTTGATGGGCACGACTGAAATTCAAAAGGTCTGTCTTTATGGTCAACCAACTCATTTTTGAGGAATTTTTTTAGTTTTTGGACGTTCTTTTTTTGCATCGGCTTTCATTATGGACAATCGTTGCAATATGGGTTATGCGTGTCGTAGCCGAACCGCCTCAATCCGGAGTTCATTACGAGTCCGGTATCATAGTTGTCGGAGGCCGGGTAAATTGTATCCAATGCCACGGTTGGGTTGAAATACAACGGGAACAAATTGCGGTTTTCCATAAGGTAGGCCGTAACCCTTTCAGAATACCACTCGGCATCGTTTTTGGCTTTATCAAGCCAATAGGTCATTTCGGAGGTTGACATAACCTCGCTTTCCTCCGACCTTCTGCGAACCATGTTTTTGTTCATCATCCGGTACGCCAAAACCAACGGCAGTTCGTAGTACGTCCATTGAATTATGCACGGGACGATATACTCCTCCACTAATGTGAATTGAACCGGATTCAAGGCTTGGGTCAACGTGCCGGCAATTACCTTCGCCTCCAAGTCTTTGTATAATGGTGAGCCAATAATCGGTTGAATTCGCATTTCTTGGACTTTGACCAAAGTCGGGCGAATAACCGCCATTGAGACGTTCTCATTTATGACGGAGTTCTCAATAAGAGTCCGTTCCGTAATCAAAAAGCCAATATTTGCCATTACGTCAATTTAATTTCGCCACCCTTATTGACTACAATTTGTTGTAGCCAAATGTGCCGGCATTGAGGTCTTGGGACTCCGTTCGGTTGAGTGTACCACCCACCCCTCCGGTTCCATATTGAGTATCCCATAATCCGGGACAATGTGTTTATGTCCTCACGGGTGTAGAGCCTATTGAGTTCAAGCATTGTTCGGCAAAACTCACGGGAGGAGTCAATCAACCCGGCCGTATTGGGGAACTCCGGAGACCACGCATACTTGTACCGGATTTCAAGTTTCTCCTCGGCCTTCGGCTCAACCTTCGTGTTTGTCTTTATCAGTTGTGCAATTTTGATTTTCCCGGTATTGATTAAATATTGCAACCTTTCGCTAATGCGTTTCTTTGACCATCCGGTTTTTTTGGACACTTCCTCCACCGACTGCTCCGGGTTGTCTTTGTGAGCCTTAACAATATATTGGTCAAGTTCGGACTCCGGTATCCGAAATTGAAGATGCTTATTGATATGCTCATTCTCAAAGGACTCGGCCCGGCTATGTATCGCCTCCTCCGTATCCTCAAAGTTGTAAACAAAAGGGGTTGAGAAAAGGCACTCGCAATCCTCCTCGGAAATACCCAAAGTTGAGGCCGACATTTTAAGCAACTCCACGTTGTCAAAATTGGTCGGGGTAACGTCTTCAAGCAAAGCCTTAATCTCCTCATCAGACAAACCAAATCCGGCCCGGAGCATCATTTTGGCTTGGGTCTCGGTCAACTTTCCTTGGCCGAATTGCCGAATGATACGGGCAAGGTTTTGGTACTCCCTCCCGGATAACTTCTTTATGTTTTCGTTTGCGGCAATCGGTACGCTCGGAGTCCCGTCCGCATTTTGAGTGCCGTCTCCACCGGAAACTTTGGACAAAGGTTCAAGCCCGGCCTTCTCACGCTTCTCATCCTCCGTCATAATTGTAAGGAGGCTTTGCTCACTCCACCGCTCATAAACCGGAGGCTTTTCGGTCAAAGTCAACTTTGCACATTGGTTAAACCCGGACAACCAATTGATGATACGCTCCACCTTTTTTTGGCGGTCTAAAACATACACGTTCTTAAACACCTCGTAGGACTCAATCAACTCATTCCGTCCTCCAAGTTGGCCCTCGGTTTTTACCCCGAATAATTGTGGAGACGTAACACGATGAGAAATGAAAATCTCGGATTGAATGGTCTCATTGAGCATTTCAAATTGCCTATCCATCGTGGATGGAGTCAACGGGTCAAAGGTCGGCTTCCGGCTTGGGTCATCGCTGAAATTGACAAGGAACCTCCCGGCATTGTCGGTGCCTCCCCACTTCTTTTTTATGTTCCTTTCTATGTCGGCTTGCTTCTCTTTTGAGGGTATCCCGTTCGGGAAATTTATCAAATAGCCTCCCCAAAAATTGTTTCTCAAATTATTGTTATGGAAATTAGCCACCTCCACGTCTGCCTCTATCCACGCTAACCCACCAAGGTACTCCGGCAAAGGGTATGCCATTGTTCCGGGGGCATAAACCCGGTAATAAAGGAGTTGAGTCCCGGCCCGTTTTTTGTCGTCAAATGGGTAATAAACCTCAACCTTTTTTGAGTTCGGTATCCTTTTTGTCCCGTCCGGGGTGTACCACTCGGCAACGTAATAGCAACCCTCATCCACACTTACCCGTACCTTTTCAAATGGGACGTGTTCCAAACAATAAATCGTTTTGTTCTTTGCCCACGTAACCGCCACCGCAAAGCCGTTGTAGATTTCAAGGTCAATGACCAACTTCTCGGTCAAATCGTTTAGGCTTTCCGTATCGTTTGCGTATTCAATAAATTTTTGTGCTTGGGCCTTACTCAAAATGGATGCGTCTTGGTCAAAGACCCACCCGTTCCCACACACGTAATTGACTTTGCCGTTTACGATGGCATTATGCTTCGCAGACCTCCGGTACATATCCAAAAGGTAGTACGGGTACTCATTCTCAACTCCGTAGGTAATGTACTTGCCTTGGGAGGACTCCCGCATTACCGGGACTTTGTGTTGGTACCCGGCCCACTCAAATGAGAATGAAGATTGATTTTGTTCCATTTTGGTTTTTTTATTCGCCAATAGTTTGTTCCACGTGGAACGTAGTTGTAACGTCCGGGGTCTCGTATTGATTGATTTCGTGGTTCTCGTAAACCCTCAAAAGTCCGGAATCCACAATGCCAATGGCCCGGTTGGAGTTCAACGTGTTTGCCGTGTTGTTTGATGCATATACAACATACTTGTACGTCCCTACCGGAATGTTCATCGTAACCGGAAACCGGTCATACCGCCCCAAACTTGGGGACGTGTTTGCAGAGACCAAAAAATGAAAGTGTAGCAATCCGGGATGGCCGTCATCTATTTGGTCTCGCAATCCACCCCGGAGGTACAAAAAATAACTCAACGTACCCGTTGGGGTGCGAAATCTCCAATTCACGTAAAGGTTGGAGGCTACGTTTTTGCGGACAAGAAGCATAATGTCAAATACCCCTTTTTAGGCTTTTGTACAACTCAATCCGCCTCAAATTTATTTCGTCAAGATTGACCTCACTCGTAATCCGGTCGTAAAGCCTTTGGCCCATTTCCCGTGTCCTATCCGGGTTGTTAATCATATCCCGGAGGACTCCGTACCACTCCTTTGGCTTATCAGCCGGGATGAGGTATCCATCGTGTCCTTGCCGAATATGGCCGGAGTACGGGATAATGTCCGTCCCGACAAACGCACATTTGTGGTATCCGGCCTCAATGATTTTTAGGTTGCTTTTGCATTTGTTGAACTCCGTGTCGTGCAACGGGGCAATTGAAACGTCCACGTCATTATACCCTTGGGCAAAGGAATAAATATCGGCCATCGCTATCCTCCCAAAATTCTTGTTCAATCCCCCGGCCGAAAAGATGTGCTGATAGAATTGTGAGGCATCGTTGTCCTCCCTCCACCCTCCTAACATAAAGAGGTATTTGTTGTCTAATTGCGAATTTTGGGCCAACTTTCGGAACGGGAGTTCCAACGTATCCACGTCCTCAAAGTGTTGCGAGGCACCAAAATAGCCAAAGCGAATAACCTCGGACTTGGTTTTTTGGGACACAAATTGTTCGTACTTCGTCCACGGGGCATTTTCAAGTATGACGACATTTTTATTCAAATGCCGGATTTTGTCGGCCAAGTATTGGTGGGTTGTCGTAACCACGTCCGCAAGTCGTATATGCTCCTTCACGACCTCCCCGGTTTTCCATTTGCACCATTGGTCATAAAACGGATGGTTTTGAGTCAAGTTCCACCAATCGTCAATATCCAAAACAATCTTCGCTCCGTTCTTTCGCAACTCCTTTGCGTACTTGCCAATTAGGGAAAGGTCAACCTCCCCGGTCTTTTCGTCAACCGGATGATACCAAAGCCGGGAGTAAAGGAACAAGTCAATTGAGTCAAGGTCCTCCTCGCTCACTTGCTTAATGCTCTCGGCATCGGTTGCAACGTACTCAAAAAGGTCGGGGTAATTCTCGCAAATATGCCCGTTGGGTAATTCTTGCCGGTATAGGGTAATCCCGTTTGGCTTCGGGTTGTAAACAATGCAAATCTTCATAAGCCAAAGGTATGGCCGACCCAATAATTTTTTCTCATAAATTTTTTCCTAAAAAGTTTGGATATTCAATTTTGCCTCGTATCTTTATGGTATTGAACCACTTAACCACCCACGTATGAAAAGAGGTAATAGTAAAAGTTGGATGATGGCCGATGAGTCGGACTTTGATAGGGTCGTCCTTAACCGGGATTTTGACCGGGCATATTTGACCCCCCGTAGGCTTCGGGTCTTATTGAAATATGTTGCTCGGCACAATAGGGAAAACTTCGCCCCCTATGGGATATCCCCGAACGGGTATGCCTACACTTGCGGTTGTTCCCACGATTGTTGCGGATGCCTTTCCTCGGACACAATGTCCCTACACTTGACACGGGACTATGCCGTGGTACGTTGGGTGCAAAGTTTTAACTATTGACCCACACTTGGTTGAAATAGAAAAGCCGGGCATTACCCCGGCCTTTCTCACTTAACCTCAATTATGAAAATACCCGGACAAATATACTCCTTATCCGGTTATTGCGGTTGTCCAAACGGCCGGCAATACGGGGGCGGCAAAATTCGGCTCCATACCGGTCAAAGTTAGGTCATAGCCGTTCCGGTCTCCAAAGTTGGTTCCGGTTCCGGCCGTGCCTCCGGTAACCTCCAAAGAGTTGATAATGCCGTGCATCCACCACGCACCATTTTGGTCTTGAACCGCCACCATCAGCCTACCTACGGCCAATAATGCAAGTTCTTGCCGGACGGAGGAACTTAACTTGTTCAACGCAATTTTGACCTCTTGGGCGAAGAAAGTCGTCCCGGCCTCTGCGGATGAGGTAATGGTTTCAGTAGCCGAACCCACGTTTTTAGGCAATTGGTACCTCCAAAACTTTTTGGTAGAGGCCATACTGATAGCAGTAATCTCCCCGGTAGCATTTGCCGTTGTTGCCGTAACTGCGGTAAATTCCGCAATTAGAACTTGCCGGAGACCCCCAACGGAGTCCCGGCAGTCTAATGAGTATCCTTTTGTTAATGCACAAGGCATATCCTATCCTCCTATGTTTAGAGTTTGAAATAAACAACTTCCTCCGGCTTGGCGAAATTCACTCCATATTTGAAATAAACCGCCAATTTTACGACGTCAAATTCCTTGGAATAGAACATGTCAATCTTGTCTTCGTCATTGATGAGGTCAACTCCGTAAAACAAGTTGGACGTACAACCGGCCATTAGGCGGTTCGTTCCGTTCAATCCTTGGACGGGTACAATTGGCACGTTCGTTCCGGGGAGGATGAACCCGTTTCCACCCAACCCGTTTTTGACAAAATCGGTCGGGTTGAAATTGAAGAAATTTCGGTCAACGTACTTTTGCATTGCAAGGCGGTACACGTCCCAACCGCAAAAGATTTTGAGGTCGGGTTGGTCAAGAATCGCTGCCGGGCAGTTTTGGTAAATCAAGTT